TCTCGTCGCACTTGTTCAGAGCCTCGAAAGGCACCGGAGTTTGGCCCATGGAGCGCTTCCACTCCTTGACCACGGTGGTCATGTTGACCGGATCGCTCTTGGCAACGAGGCCTTTGATGATCTCGAACACATGGCGCAGGTTGTCGTCCTGGAGCGCCTCGGTGGGGATCTTGGCGAATACATCGTGGCAAACATCGGATCCACCGGAGAGACAGGCGCCGATGAGGCCGAACTCGTCGTCCTGGGCAAAGTAGGGGTCGCTCATTGGTAGTCGGCAATGTTGGGTGAGAAGGTGCCGGCCGCACGGGATGTGTTGGCCCCAGATGCAAGTGAGCCCCTAGGAGGAAAGATGCCTTGGTAGTTGCTTGCAATAGAGTGGTTTACCGCAGCCGGGAATGTTTCAGCGGTGTATTCGTTAGACCAGGCTTGCAAGGCTGCGGACAGCCCGATTCGTTTGTAGCCCTGTTTCCGTTCTGCTTTGTAGGCCAGCCATGTTTCCACAGCGGTAAGGCATTCGTTAGTTTGGAGCTTCTCGGGTAGGATCAGGCCGAACTTAACTTCCCAAGGCGACTTCGGAGCCAGTGTCTTTTCTGTCTTCTCTTCTCTATCTTCTCTATCGGTTACCCCATGGGTTAGCTGTGGGTTAACCTGATTCGGTTCTGGGTTAACCCGTGGGTTACCCGTGGGTTTCTTTGGGCGTCCTCCTTTGCCTCCATTGGACCAGGCAGCGATGAGGCTGGCGTTCACCTCGTCCCATTGGTGGGCTATCAGGTAGCCATCCTCGACTCTGCAGAAGGTTTGCAGCATGGCTGACCAGAATACATCGGCATCACCAGGCCATTGGCAGACTGATGACAGGATGACCGGGCTCCACTCTGGGAAGGTGTTAGTCTTCCTTGTTTGGCAGTGTGACCACAGCCGGATGACGTAATTAGGCGCTGCATCGGTGTCTAGAAGCCTCATCAGTAGACGGGTCTTCCAGTGATCTAGGAAGTCGGGTTCAATTATCATGATTCAAACAGAAAACCCCACCCAGTCCGCGGTGAGAACTCCCGTACAAGCAACGGGACGTGACACGGAAAGGGTGGGGAAAAGTGAGTTGAACATGGCTTGTTGTTGTAGTGTCGGCGTTGGCTTCTCACGGCTCACGTCGACGGCCTCTCTCTATCTGCCGGCCTTGTATCTGTCCATGCCTTAGTATGCCGGAATCAGAATATCCGCCACCGCCTGGGTGAGCCTCACGTCCTGCAGGCAGTAGTCGATGGCCGCCTGTCGGTCGGTATTCCACAACAGGCTGAAGTCGGCGCCATTGCCGGCCTTGTCACCGATTCCCAGATGCCGACTGATGGCCCCAAGGCTCCCGGTTGCCCGGCTGTCTCCGAGCTGCCACACCTCGCGCAGGTCGACCACCAGGTCGTTCCAGTACCGGCCTTGGCGCAACCAGTAAGGCGGGGCAATGCGGTGGCGCCAGGATCGTTTGATCAGGAACGGCAGGTCGAAGGCCTTGATGTTGAAGCCAATGAGTCTCGGGGTCCTTTCGTAGTAGTTCAGCAGCGCCCACCATTGCCGGAGCATGGCGGCCTCGCCATCGGCTTCTGCTGACAGCACTGCGGTCTCCTGATAGTCCTTGCGGTATCCGATGCACAGCACCTGGCCGGACATGGCATCCAGGGCGGCATTGCGAATGTAGTCGGCCGTGTGACTTTCCTCGGCCTTCTGTAGCTTCTCGGCGATCAAGTCAGGGTTCTTGATGTTGCCCAGCTTCACGTCGGCCGGATTGAATGGCGGGATGTTGAGCTGTTCGACCGGCAGCGGCCCGGTCTCGATGTCGAAGATGATTGTTGGATTGGCTGGCATGTTGCTAAATTGCTTTCAGTTAGTAGTTGATGCGCGTTTGTCCCGATGCGCGCCCCCGGCACTACGAGTCCCCGACAGCAACAGGCTGCCGGAAGGTGTATTATGTGTGCTTACCGCAATGAATGCACGTCTTGTGGTAGCGTGGCTTCCTAGGCAATGGCTCGACTTCCAGCCATTCGCAGATTTCACGGTAGCTCTTCCAGCCGAATGACCAGACGGCGCCCGGGTACAGATGGCCGGACTTGTAGAGGGCCATGGCCTCCTCCTTGGTGTGGATGCAGAGGTCCTCCAGGATACGGAAGGTGCGGTTGCTGAACGGGAAGCCCCAAAGGGCCGTGACCTCTTCCATCTCCTTGGCGCCTTTGATCACCTGGTGGATGCGCTGCCTTGTTAGCTGCAGCTTGTTGCCGATCTCCTGTAGGGTCATGCCCTCGGAGCGCATTTGGACTACCTGGGGCACCATCGGTGCCACCTTCATGTAGACCTTCTTGGGCTTGGCCTCAGAAAGGGATGTCGTCATCGGATGTGATCTCCTTGTTGGCCTTGATCTCTTCGAGGCGGGCGTTGACCGCGGCAATGAGGCGCTTGTCCTCGGCCGTGATGTCCTTGTTGGCCATGGCTTTGGAATCCACACCTCGGCCAGGCCGTTGACGGCCGACTCGGTGAGGTCGGAGATCGCCGTGCCTTTGAATTTGCCGACGTGCACCTGCACTTTGGTCAGGTCGAGCTTGGCGGGCGCCTGGGGCTGCCCCTGCTCGTCCTTGGGCGGCCTGTCTTCCAGGCGTACCCACAGGCCCGACGGCTTGAGTGGCTCACCGACCTTGTGGGGCATGATGAGTTTGATGTTGGCGAATGTCTTGGTGCCGTCCTGGCTCTTCTCATGGACGATCACCACGGTGGCCGGTCGGCCGATGAGGTTGTCGAGGTTGAGGCTGGTGGTGTCCTCCGCGGTAAGGGCTCGGCCATACCAGTCCTTAAGGAACCGGGTGAGTCCTGCCTTCTCATGTAGGCTGGCGGTCATTGGGGCTGTCATGACCACCCAGGGCTGCACCGGGTTGCGGGTCTTGTCGATCAGGTCCAGCTCGAATGCGATCTTGAACTTTTGCTTGGTGCCATACTGCGTTTCGTAGGCCTTGAGGGGCGTGATGTCGACGCATACCGCGCGGCCTGTGTATTCCGGGCACGGCTCGAAGTTGCCGCCGCCCTTGTTGCTTGTGACTGTGATTCCCATGTGTTGCTGTGTTGTCGTTGTTGTTGTGTTATTTCGAGGCCTGCTTTTCGACCTCGGAAAGTTGCTTTGCCATCCTGGTGTATTGTTCCCAGTACTCAGGCCAGGTGGCCTTGATTCTGCGAAGGTTCTGCTCGTCCGCCACTAGTGCCGCGGCGCCTAGTTTGCGAACGAAACTCCCACCGTATTCCATCATGGTCTCGATCGTTTTCTTGTCGGTCACTTGGTTGCCTTTCCGCGTTTGCGTGTCCAGAAGCTGGTGAACTCCATTTTCTTAGCCCGTGCCGCCCTGAAGGCAGCACCGACCTCTCCGCGGGCCAGCACCCGCAATCCATCCCCCTCGCGCTGTATTTCCTTGGCTGATCTCATTGTTTTAGGTCCCTGCATTGCTTGATGGCGTCGTCGATGGCTTTACGCAGCATCGGCCATTCCTCTGGGTTGATGCTGACTTTACCATGGCCATCAGCAGATTGACTGACCTCGACGTACTCACCGCCACCTTCATCGACAATCTCGATGTCGGTGCATTCCATAGAGAGCATATGGTCATCGGTAGGTGACAGCACCCATTTGATCGGTCGCAGTTTCATTGTCCCTCCAACCATTTCTTGAGGTCGTTCAGTTCGTCCTCCTTTGCCTCCAGTTCATTGATCCGCTCACGGGCTTTGAGCAGCGCCGTGCGATAACGGTCTGACCTCGTTCCCAGCTCGAAGATGCGCTCGCCGTCCTCAACGGCTTTGACCTTGTAGGCTTGGATGTCCAATTCCAGCTCAAGAGCACGACTGTTGGCTCCAACCAGTTGCCGCTCGAGTTGACGGGCGAAGCCAGCCTTCACAAAGTGCTGGAACGCCACGGTGACAACCGGCTGTCGGTCTGTGCGCGGGGTTTTACTGATCATTTTCGTGGCGTCAGGAATATGATGGCTCACGGCTTCACCCCATTCTCTTCCCACAGCAGCAGATCGGCGCGGAGAGCGTCGTTCTCCTCCTCCAACCGATTGATGCGCCGGTTTGCCGCTGTGAGTTCGCGTTCGAGCCTCCTGCACAGCATACCGAGGTCTGCAACATTGTGATGAGTCGAGTCTGATATCGGTGTATCACCGATCATTTTCGTGAGGTCAGGAATATGATCGCTCATTTCGATTCCTCCACTTTCACCATCGGAACAAAATCCAGACTGTTGCTCTCGTCGATTGCGATTCCACAGCCATTGCGACGGCAGGACAGCTCGATGGCGTTGTACACTTCGTTTGCCTTCTCTTTTGGAAGATAGAGGTAAAGAATCCCCCTTAGTGTGATTCGATATTGCTCTTCTGATTTAGTTTGTTTTTTGCTCATTTGACCCCCTCCGCAATCAGAGCGTGCTCAAGGATCAGCACGGCGTCCGCGGTTTTGAGTGTGATGTGGATGCTCGGCTGCCTCTGCTGCGCCAAGCCCTTCAGGTGGCCCTTCCAGCCCTTTCCGTGCGTCTTTGATGTGCCAGCCCCAATCGTCTTCTGCCAGCGCTGTGGTGGCACCTCGATGCAGCGGGTGAGCATTGAGGCAATGAGCCCATGCAGGAACCCTACGTTGCGCCCAAAGTTGAACATTGAGGAACCCGGCGCTCCCTTGCCTCCGATGTATCCGCCCACTTTCTCAATGTAGCAGACATCCGACTGCGACAGGTAGTTGATCACCACCTCCCGCACGTCGCCGTCGGTGTCTGGCATGGGCTCCACAACCACTCGATTGTTGGCGTAGTGCGCCAGGCCTCCGGACATCCCTGGGTCGATGGCTAAGATCCTTTTCATCGGGCGGCCTTCTTTAGCCAGGCAGCGATGGCCTTGTCGGCAACAGCCTGCAGTTTGAGGCCGGCGGCGAGGCAGTATTCTCGAAGGGCCTTGTGGGTGGTGGGTGTCACGTTGATGGTCTTTGGTTTGGTCATTTCGGAAGGTGTTTCTTTACGCGGAGCCAGTACGCCTCGGTGGCTTTTTTCTTGTCTCCTGCAGGACCGCCACCGTTCCACTTGCGGGCGAGCTGCTCGGTGGTGCAGTTCTTCCCGTAGTGCTTCAGGTAGGCCTCACAGACCGCCCGGGCGGCCACTCGGTTGGTCATGTCCTGGTGGCGGTAGTGGCTGCCGGTGATCCTGTTCACGTCCAGGACAACAGCCTTGTGGATCTGGAGGCAGCCGACGGCTCGGCCTTGATCACCGATTGCCATGTCGTTGTTGCTGCTTTCTACGATCATCAGGGCTGAGATTAAGCTATTGAGGTTCATTGCTGTGTGTTGCTGTGGTTTGCTGTGGTTTGCGCGTTGACCAGTCGCGCCCCTGGTTGCCGTGTATTCCTCACCGGCCGGATGTGGCGATAGCGGTCGCCAGGCCGTAGATCAGAGCGCTGCGGTCCAGTTGTCCTGAATGTACTGGTGGATTGAATCAATCAACGAGCCATCGTCACCCCAGATGCCGCGGCCTCGAGGCTCTGGGATATGCTGGAAGTCGATGTCCACATCCGGAAATTGGCTTCGGATCATCATCTCCAAATTACCGATGATGCGGTAAACGTCAGCCTCGGTTGCAGTGCTGCCCCAGTAGGATGTTTCGGTGGGAAGTTGGATCGTGATCGCGTTGCTCATGTTTTGCTTTGGTTTGCTGTTGTTGCTTTCGACGTGATCAAGATGAACTAGATCGTGCATCCCGTCTACAGAGAAAACCTTTTTTCTGTAGATTTTGAAGAAAACCCAATGTTTATGCGGGTCAAACAGGTGTCACTTTTCTGCAGCGTAGGGCTCGCCGGGGTGCTCTTGGGCGTGTTCCGCGAACGCTGCGTAGGCCCTGAGATCGACGTAGTTGTCGGCATGGAACACCCGGGCGCTGCGTTGGACCTTGAATGCCACCATCATCAGTTCCACTAGGTGTGCTGGCAGAGTGTGTGGTAGAGTGATCCCGTAGTGCTGCTGGATGATGGCTGTCCAGGATAAGCCGATGTTGGTGTGGCTATGGTGTGGCTCGCCATAGACTTTGCCGCGTTCCTGGATGGTGCTGGATACAATGTCGCTCATTTGGTCTGACGGTAGTGTGGTATTGGGTAGGCTCCGCGGGTGGCTGTCGAGACTCGGAATCGCTGCATCTCTACAAGGCCCGACTCTATGCCCTGGAGCAATAGCTTGTTTGTCTGGCTCAGGCACAGGTTCCACACAC